CATCAAGACATTAGGAAACGTTTTGTATTATTGCACAAATTTAACTTATTGTCTTTATTACATTTGCATATAACTATTTTATAAGACTTTCTCTTATAATTTTCTAATAAAATCTTTATTTTAAATATTATTGGTATTTTCTTCATCAACTAAAAATTTCTTATTATCTGAAAGCGAATAATGTTTTGCACCTGAATAAAGTATTTTTCTGTATACAGCTAACTCTTCATCTGTCATATTTCTTTGTTCTCCTACAGTGTTTGTAAGTATATCAATATAAGCTATCGACTTAGAATTTTCTTTTTCCATATCATTTCCTCTTCTTATGTTTCAATTCTCGTATTTGCTTTTTCATTTCGGCTACATCATGTTTCAATATCTCCACATTCTGTTTCATTAACATCATTTCTATATCTTGTTTCATAGTTTCTTTTCTATCTTCCCTACAAGGTTTATACCCATATTCGTTTTCCCAAATACGAGGGTCAATATTAGGCTCACAAGGGATTCCATGCATTAGCTTATAAACATCTTCTTCAATGCCCATTGTATACAATTCTCCTTTATAAATATCTATTTTTCATCTTTCTTATAAAGTTATTCTGAATATATTTCTTATAGGGTACTAGAAATTAATCTAGTACCCCAAAATTATTTTTGAACCAATGTCAGAAGTGGGTAAATACCAAACTCAGCATTGGCTGGTCTTGCGTGAATTGTTCTTTTATCAATATCATAATATCCGTAATAATTCATACCCGAATATGACGATAGCCACATTCCAGAGGTAGTATCATAACCCAAGCCTGTTAAAGCTGTAGTAATTGGCTTATTTGCAAAGTATGGCAACTGTGACTCCATGCCTGAATTATCATAGCAACCTGATGTAACATAATGTCCGAAAATCTCAGGCTCACTCGGTAATCTAAGCGAATAGGATGTATAGCTATCACTATAGCCATAGTTTTCCACACTTCTTCCACTACCATTAAAATAAGTGTAACTTGTGGCTGATTTGTTAATCATAAGTGGTAATGGGTCTGAAAACTCAGCAAGATTATTTCCAAAAATATTTTTAAAATGCGCAGTATAAACAGGCATAACCTTTTGCTGAATGAATGTTTTAGAGTATGCGTGAATGTCACCTAAACCTGTAGCGTTATCAATGACATTTGTTCCTATTGGTGAACCAAAAGGCATAAATGTATATGACCGTTTTCCGCTTGAAGCTTTTGTAGTCCTAAGAAAATCTACGGCTACACATACAAAATAAGTATCATACTCTACCGTTTTTGTACTTTCTTCACCATTAACGATACAAGGAACATTTTCAATAGTTCCTTTTAATCTCAGTTCTGTACCAAGACCTACTTCGTAAATATCGCCACGATTTATTTGACCGAGAAGCCCATTTATATTATCTGGATCATTACAATTCCATGTTCCACCTGCGGTATGAGCATTACGATTTAATTTCTCCATGCGAACACAACTTCCACTCAAAATAGATATTTCATCTGTGTTTCTTTTAACCGAGGCGGTCAAATTTTCTATTTGACTTGTAATATCTGCCGTACCGTCATTGTTCATAAGCTCCGTTTGGTTTGCTAGTGAACTAAGTTTGTTATCAGTTTTGTTATATATGCTTACGCTCATTTAGTCTTTCCACCACCCTCGTTGTCCTCGCTTTCATACTTTTCCCCAGTGATTTCCTCATACTGTTCAGCCGTAATTTTCCCTCTGTCAGCAAAGTCTTTGACCTGCTCAGCCGTGTACAACCCTAAGTCGTACAAACGTTTGACTTTTCTATACATTGTCGTCACTCTCCTCGATTAGTGTGTCGGTCATTAGTGCTGTGTATAGCACCTGTGCTTCTAGCTCGTCCACCTTTGTGGCTTTTTTCGGCTGAAAATCATCAGGGGTCAGCCCCATGCTCTCAACCATAGATTTTTCTAAATCCGTCATGTTGTACCTCCTATCTCTGACAGCTTCACGATATATTCTTCTTCCGACGGCACTGGTATGCGATAGCTGTCGTTGCTGTTTTTGAACGTGATTGAACCTCCTGCTTCGACTGTTAGATTTCGCAGGAAATCATCTGCTAGCAGGTCAGAAATATCGGTGACGATAGGGGTTTCCAATTCGTAATATAACATAACACCCTGCATTGCCTTTTTAAATGCGGTGGCATCAGGGTAGGCTGTATCTTTGACCTGAATCTGTGAAACTACGGTAACTCCGTCTACTGTGATTGTTTTATCGACAAATACATTGGAACTTCTCGCAACTGTCCTATATTTACTGCACAATACATTATAAACGGTTGTTCCAAATGCACCTAAATATTTAAAATTGAAATGTTTCACAGATCCATAGAAATGATTTCCAACACTGGAAGTCGTATTAATTTTCCAATCCAGCGTTCCCAAATCAACGCTTTGTACGCACTGAACGTATCGTTTATTTTCATAATCAATGTAATTTCGTGCCGTTCCTGCCGACCAGCCGTAGCCAGGCAGTGCCTTGATTGCTTCGGGTATCTGGTAAACGTTGCGGTGGAAGGGGGCATAGGTTGTAGGGGTGTCGCCTAGTTCGATCTGGATATCTCTAACTATCACATCTCCAGTGCCTTGTCCATATGTCATCGATAGTGTATCCTTTTGTGTTTTTGGCGTAAATGTCAATCTTGCGATACCAGTAGTATTTGCAGGAACTCGCTCGCCTTTTGCATAGGAACTTTCAATTCGAGTGCCGTTTATTCTAGCTAACCAAAAAAAGCTAGTTGGTTGAGATGAAACAGTAGCCTTAAGAGTGGCAATGAGTGTTTTACCTATATAGTTTCCGATAGGAATGTTTATTCCGGCGAAGTCACTTGAATTATTCAAATAACTGCCATCAGACTGTTTATATGCTGCGTAATAGTCATCTGCATTTAGCAAATTTTTTCCCTGCTCCACAACGCTCTCCGTCCCAGCACTGACTATTTCACCAGCGTTATACTGGTAATAATCATTGGGGAACATGGCTTCAAATTCTTCCACGCTTGTGGGTTCGTTACCTATACCAAACATTTGGGTTAAATCAAAAATTTCATAATTACTGAACGGCGATGTGTCTAATTTCTGATTACCATCAGCATCAGTCAAAATGCGAAATACTCCAAAATCACCGCCATCACCATGCTCACCTAACGGGCTTGTAGCCCATGATATTTTTCCACTACCAGCAGCTACGTCCTTAACTATCTGCCTATTGGTCTCCCCCGTATAATGAGCATCTCTGAAATATAGATATACCTTTGTATTTTCTGAAACGCTATAGTCTACTCGAAGTAAGTATTTATGCGATTTAAAAATCGGTTTGCAATTAAGTGTGCTTCCGCTAACATAGTCAAATTTTTTATACATTTGATTAAATACCAAATTCTTACCACCTATAGACTTGATTGACGTCATCCTACCCCCTGTAGGAATAGTCTTAGAATACGCTGAGCTACTATCAGTTTCAAACTTATGCGTGATACCCTGTCCTATGTCATACAGAGCATCTACCCTACGTTTCATTTCCTTATCTGTTAATTTTATACTAGCTATATCCGCTGTATTCTCGGCGATTTTCCCAACAGCTGTAGTGTAGTCCTCTGGCAGACTATCAGCTATGGATTGTGCTGTCTGTGCGGCTGTTTCTGCGGCTTTGCGGTCTGTGGCAACCTGTGCGGCTATCTTTTCCATTTCCGCTTTATCGTATAAAATCACCGTTTTATCATCAGTGATATATACGATTGTTCCGTCTTTTATAGTGGATTTATCAACGGCTTCCCATTCGGCTTTTGTGCCAATCCACTTTTCGCTTTCAATCTGATTGCCTAATTCAGTGACAGACTTTTTAGCATTAGCCGCCATACCTCTAGCAATAATATCTGTAGCCATAAATCCACCTCCTTAATATGTTATAGTTCCCCAAATTTTGTTTACACCCTTGACATTTTTAACAGTTACACTATAATAACCACTAACATCTCCTGCATAAACATTTTCCGTTGTAATCGTATCAACTGTTGAGAAGTCACTTAAATCAACCATCATAAGCACTTCCTCTGCACCATTCTGAGTCAGTTTTCCTACAACCTGAAAACTACCAGTTCCCGAAGCCTGTACTTTAAAATCAGCGCCAATGCCAACTTTCAGCTCAAAAGCTTTTCCGTTTTCATACAGGTTTCCGTTTGTAGCACAATACGCCATAGTTCATCTTCCTTTCGTATAACTAAAATATAACAAGGGCGAAGCTGTGTTGCCTCACCCTTTAAAAACAAAAACAATTAGTATTACTTAATAGCGCTTGCAAGCTTCTTGATAAACTTCTCACCTGCAATGCTAGTCTGCTTATAGCCCCACTTTTTCAGCAAAGCATTAACAGCCTTTTCAGTGCCGTCACCAAAAATACCGTTCTCGTCAAGTGTGACGTTGTGAAGTTTTCTTGCCTTAGCTATGATGAGCATTTCTTTCAGAGCAAGAACACCACTGGTCTTATCACCCTTTTTATAGCCAGACTTTTCAAGTATCGAAAGTTCATTGTTTTTTTGCTTTTTAAAACCATTAAGACCCTTTTTCTTTATAATTGCGGTAAAATCTTTATAGGCATAATTGCAATCGCAGTTTCCATTTACACCTGAAACCGAGCCTTTACTTGTGTACTGCCACATACCATAGCTACCACCGTATGAAGGCTTTGACTTGTCAAATTCAGCAAGCCATACACAATATTTGTTTTTACAATCACTAGGAACTTTACTGTTAAGAAAAGCAGCATAACTATAAAGCATTACATAATAATTTTTCTTTTCACAATAACCGCAAAAAGCATTAATTATACTACCTATAGTAGAAGCCGATAAATCGCACTGTGTACTATCTTCTATATCAAAAGCAATAGGCATTTCAAAAGTTTTACCCTTGATTGCTTCAAGAAACACCTTGGCTTCTAATTCGGCATCTGCTGATGTTAGAGCATATGAATACCAATAAGCACCAACTTTAAGCCCTGCTGATTTTGCCTTTTTGTAATTGGTTTCAAAACATTCGTCTTTCTGACCGATATATTTGCCGTAGCCCGCGTTTATCATAACAAAGTCATATCCTGCCTTTTTTACTTTGTTAAAATCTACATTAGTACCCTGCCAATGAGAAACATCTATACCTTTTATTGTTGTTGCCATATGTATACTTCCTTTCCAATTAATCTTCTTTTACGGGCAGTTTGTTCAATTCGTCCACACAGTTATGTACAAAACTATTGCCACCAATAGACGAATAGCTTTCGTATAGTCTTGCGAGATTTTCTTTTTCGTACAGTGAAATACTATTTTCTTTCATTCTTGAATTATAAATCGCTAAAATAGAATTTCTCAGCGTGGCCTGC